GCATACGGATACAGGGATGATGAATACTTCAAACTGATATTGCTCGCCATGAAAGATGAGACCGTCAAGACTGGTTAAGCACTCCTACCAACGAGAAAAGCGGAAGAACCTAAAAAAACCTTGATTTTGACAGCGTCTCTCTGGAACTACAGTCCAGAGCCTCTCATCAATACCAAGATTTTACGCTGCAAAGGTACGAAATAAAATTCAAATAACAAAATAAATGAATAAAAAAAATTTAAATAGGGCAAAAAAAATGGCTCGTGAGGCCGGTTATCATGATGTGAAATACCTCGGACGGTGGAAAGGTCATGAAATTGTGGAACCGATATTTACCGATGGTGCTGTGCATTACATCGGGTTGCCTCAATATATTCTATCTTATGGTGGTGACAAATTACGCTGGACAAAAGATGCGGATGAAAGCATCGCCATTATGTCGGGCAACGTAGGGCGATAATTGGAATAACAAAATAAACCTCCCCTGAAAATTCCCCTTCTGGAGCTACAATCCAGTTCAGAATTAATATGGGAGGTTTTATTCTTTTGCAAAGGTAGGCAAAATTTTCCGAATGCACAAGGGAAAATCGGGAAAATATAATGAAAGGCTTGTTATTTATATATTTTTTGCATTATGGAGCGGATAAAATTAACAAAACAGGAAAAAGAGGTGCTGCGTTTAGTCAATGCCGTGGGCAAGTGTCCGGACACATATCCATTGCATGTGTTCTGTGAATGCGTCGGGACACTTGAGCAAAAGGGGCTGGTGAAAGTGATGTGGGCAGAGGGACACGAATTTGTAGACGTAAGGATGACCGCAACAGGACAGACGTATATGGCACTCAATCCGGAACTGCGCAACCCTGTGGACTGGAAATGGGTAGTGTCGTCGGTTATTGCCGTTATCGGATTAGTGGTGTCGGTGGCTGCTCTTCTTATTTCGTGCGGCAATGTGGCAATAATGAAGTAGAAGGGGAAGCCCCACGCAAAACGTGGGGAACAGGGGCGAGGGCAATGAGACGGGGGAAATGGGGCGAATAAAGTGTAAAAAAGGGTTAAAGGGTAACTTGTTTGCATGTATTAAAAACAAAAGCGGTAAATTTGCAGGTGAATAGCTATGTTTAGTGTTTTTTTAGTGAAAAAAAGGATAACAAAAGAAAGGATGAAAACAAAATTCAAAGAGGCTCTTCTTGCGAAAAGCAAGGATATGGGACTTTCAGACAAGGCAATTGACGACTTGGTTGAACTGGGCGTAAATGGACTTGGTGACGATGCGACAGATGCCGACATCGCAGCGAAGGTGGATTCGCTGTTGCCGTTTGCGAAGCTGATGCAGGCAGAGGTGACACGTAAGACATCTAAAAAGGCGAAACCGAAAGATGCGCCATCGGGCGAGGACACCGGCAAGGACGTCCGCGACGAGGGCGGCAAGGGTGGCGCGGACAATGAAGTGCTGACGCTGTTGAAGCAGATGCAGACGAAGCTGACATCAATGGAGGAAGAGAACGCCAGGATGAAAGCGGAGAAGCAGGCTGAGACACGCAAGGCGCAGATTAAAGCGAAAGCCAAGGAGCTGGGTATCCCGGACGTGATGATGCAGCGTTTCGCCATCGGCGACGACGAGGACATCGAGAAGACGCTGACGGAGTACAAACAGTCATTGGTGAACGCATCGCTCATGCCTAAGAGCCAAGCGCATGAGGTCGGGAACACAACCCTAAAAGAGATGACGGACGCAGAGGATGCGTTTGTGAGGGGGTTGCCCGACAGACAGGCAGGCTCCAGTATTAACTAATCAAAATCAAAAAAATGCCAATTTTATTTAAGAAGCAAAGCTACGGCGGGCACTTCCCCGAGATATGGAGGGGTGAGTGCAAGGTATTGCCCGGCGGTTTCAAGCCGGTGCAGAACTTCCCTGTAGGCACGGTGCTGCGCAGGGGCACTCCGCTGTTCGTGGATTTTGACGCCCACACAGCCGCGGTGCTCAAAGCCGCGACCGTACTTGACGGCGGCACGACGACCAAAGTGCGCGTCGGCAAGGGACACGTATTCGCCGCCGGTGACACCGTGACGGAGAAGAAGGAGGGCGCGACTGCCACGGCGACCGTCAAGACGGTGGACACGAGCAACGAGGAGTATGACGTGCTGGAACTCAGCGCCGGTCTGACAGGCGTTGCCAAGGACAGCATCATAGTAGAGGCAGGTGAGACCGCCGGCGCCGCTAAGTACGAGGCTCCCAACACCATCGTGTCGGCGGAGAAAGTGTTTGACGGCAAAGGCACGCCATCGACGCGGCATACGAGGCTGTGGTGCTCTACCCCAGTCTGAAATTCCCCGTCCTGCCCGAGTGGAAGCTGTCGGAGGACAGCCCGTGCATGAAGTTGAACCCGAACATTCTGTTCATAACACAGTAACATGCCATGAAAGATTTTATGTTATCTTCAATATTCGGAGAGCTCACGAAGCGTGTGCAGATCCGTTTTGACAAGGTGAGCCAGCTTCACAAGCAGCTCTACGACAACATCATCTTCGAGCAGTATCTTGACTGGGACAATCCCACAATCGCAACGACCTTTGAGGAGATTATCGGCGAGTACGGGCTGACAGTGATGGCCGCCACCATCGGCGACAACTCAAACGAGCCAATCGTAGGCCGCGAGGGTTTGAAGACTATGGCGGAGAAGATGCTGACGCACGCGCTGACGGTGCCGATGACCGTTCAGGACTACCGCCGCATACTCGTGCTGCTTGACAGCAAGAGCATCAGCGACAGCGCCAAGACACAGCAGCTTGTGGACTTGATGTTCAAGAACGTGAACTATGCCGTAAAGGCCGTTCTGACCAAGATCGATTACATTTTCCTGAAGACGCTGTTCAACGAGGGCAAGATGGAGCTGACCGCGGAGAACAACCCCGAGGGCGGTGTGCGCGGCCTCATCAACTTCAATCAGCCTGCCGAGAACATCGCGAGTGTGACCACGGCATGGACAGAGGACAATATCAAGACCGTGGACCCGATGGAAGACATCGAGGAGATACTGTCGGCGGCAGAGGACAAGGTTGTGTTCAAGGAGATACTCTGCGACCCGTCGCGCATCAGCTTCATGCGCCGCAGCTCGAAGATGAAGCAGATGATATGGGGCACGGACAAGATGAGCCGCATGGTGTCGCTTGCCGACATCAATGAGTACATGGAGACCAACAACTATCCTGTGCTCAAGCCGCTGCGCCGCCAGATGCTCGTTCAGGACGGCACGCAGAAACGGACGGTGAAGCCCATCAACGAGGGCAACCTCGTGTTTGTGCCTGAAGGCAAGCTGGGCTTGGTGAAGAACGCATACGTCAACAGCGAGCTGAAACCGGATCCCCGCGTGGCCTACTCGAACTACAACCGTGTGCGCGTGTCGCAGTGGGGTGTCGGCGAGGTGGAGACCTCCAAGGGCGTTGAGTTTGCCAAGGCGGAGTGTATCGCACTGCCGGCAATCACGGAAATGGACGGCATTTATACACTTAAGACTCTCGGATAACTCTAAAAGCCAAAGCGACTATGACCAACATCGAAGTATTGAAACGCACCTGCAACGCCATCGCGAACACCTTCTATCCGGACACCCGTACATCGGAGCTTGTGCTGTTTAACGCAGGCCTCAACCCCGAGGACGAGGCGGCAGCCAAAGACCCCGTGCTGCTGAGACTTGCGGTGAAGATGGTTCTCGGCTATGTGGAGAGCAGCCGTAACGAGAACGGCATCTCGACAGCGGTGAGGGAGGACGCGATAAAGAAAAGCATCGCGGCATGGTGTGACGAGTACGGAGTAGATGCAGCGGAACTGCTTGGCGGGTCGCAGACGGTGATAGAGGACATCTCAAACATGTGGTAGTATGAGAACGAACGGCACACTACAGGTATGGCAATCTGCCGAAGATGACAGGCTCGACTGTAACGGCGAGCTTGTCGTCGCGGCAGGCTCATGGGGCGAGGCCGTAGAATGCAGCGTGAACACGAACACCGACACCCGCAAGGGGGTGTATCAGGACGGCAATTACCGTCATGCGAGTTTCACGGTGCTCACCGAGGCTCCGATACCATATCCGACAGGACGCATAAGACTGACGCGGTATGACGAGGCACTCGGAGAGTATGACGTTCTGAGCATTGAGAAGATGCCGACCGTGGGCCGTGTCCGGATAATCGTATGATGAAAGGGCTTGCGTGTGGCGAGAAGATGGAATATGGCTGACAAGCAGGACGTGCAGGAGCTGCAGAGGCGTGTGACGGAAGAGATGCGTGACAGCGCTGAGAAATTAGGTTCTTCCGCTTTTCTCGTTGGTAGGAGTGCTTAACCAGTCTTGACGGTCTCATCTTTCATGGCGAGCAATATCAGTTTGAAGTATTCATCATCCCTGTATCCGTATGCCT